AATGCCCTTTAAATCAGAAAAGCAAAGACGCTATTTATGGAAGAACGAGCCAAAGATTGCTCGAGAATGGACAAAGGCTTATGGTAGTAAGCCCAAGGGAAAGAAGAAAAAAACAAAAAGGAAAAAAAAATAATGGATGATTTAATATTCGTAGATAAAATTAGAAGAATCATTAAAATGAGACATGATGATGTTGTAGCAGCCATGGTTTCTGGCGGTGTTGACAAGATGGAGAAATATCAGTATATGTTAGGACAACTACGTACATATCAGTACATGAGTCAGGAAATATCCAGCCTGCTAGAAAAAAAGGAGCAAAAAAATGACGGAACAGTTATTAGTATCAAACCCCAAGGAAGTCCCAAAACGTAGGGATGCTCTTCAGGAAAAATACGATCAAGAACCTAAAAAAAAAGAACAAGATCTAACATCCGAACACGCTAAATTACCTATACCTACTGGCTGGAGGATTTTAGTTTTACCTTTCAAAATGAAAGATAGAACTAAAGGAGGTATTCTTATAACTGATGACGTTGTAGAACGAGCTCAAGTGGCATCGACTTGTGGACTTGTATTAGATGTTGGACCCGATGCGTATAAAGACAAGGAAAGATATCCTAAAGGACCCTGGTGTAAAAAGGGAACTTGGGTTGTTTTTGCACGTTACGCTGGATCCAGAATTAAAATAGATGGGGGTGAAGTTAGACTTTTGAACGATGATGAAGTTCTAGCGACCGTGGAGAACCCTGAAGATATATTCCACGATTATTAATCATAGGGAGGAACTATGCCAGAAGAAGAAAAAAAGACAGAAAATTTAATTGATGTCGGTGAAGCTGACGAAAAAGCAACCGAAATTGATTTAGATAAAAAAGCAGAAGGAGGAGAAGTAAAAGATGAAAAAACTACTCAAGACAGTGATAAGCCCGCTGACACACCTGCGGAACCTGATAAGCAGTCTGATGTTCGAGATAGCAAGGACGACAAAGAACAAGTTAAGCAGGAAGAAGTAAAAGAACCAGAACAAAAGAAAGAAATGGAAGAGTATAGTGATGGCGTTAAAAAACGTATTGCTAAACTTACCAGAAAAATGCGTGAAGCAGAGCGACAAAAAGAAGAAGCTGTTACTTATGCTAAACGTGTGATGAGAGAACGAGATGAATTGACTCACACGGCTGTTACTTTAGATAGAGACTATGCCGTGGAAATGGAGAATAGAATCAAATCATCTTTAGCAGCAGCTCAAGCTAAATTAGGCGCTTCGAGAGAAGCAGACGATAAAAAAGCTGAAGTTGAAGCTTTAACGGCTATCTCACAACTAGGATATGAACAAGGGAAACTTGCAGAAATCAAAAGCAGACAAAAAATGGAAGAAACTGCTAAAGAAAATACAAGAAAGCAGGGACCTGCGGCTCAGTATCCAACTCAACCAACCCCGTCACCAGACCCAAAAGCAGAGGACTGGGCGGAAAACAATGAATGGTTTGGTAAAGATAATGCCATGACCTACACAGCTTTTGATCTACATAGAAAGCTTACTGAAGAAGAGGGGTATGATCCAAAATCAGATTCTTATTATCAAGAGATTGATAAGAGAATAAGACTTGAATTCCCCCAGAAATTTGGTAAGACTGTAGAAAGAACGATTAGTAAACCTACACAAAACGTTGCTTCTGCAACGCGTAGTACAAAGACTGGTCGCAAAAGTGTGAAACTCACACCTTCACAAGTAGCAATCGCTAAAAAATTGCGTGTGCCACTAGAAGAGTATGCAAGACAACTAAGACTCACGGAGGGAGAATAGCATATGAAAAACGAAGATAAAAAAACTTCCCGTGCGAGCCAAACAAGAGAAAAAACAAAGCGTAAGCAAGTTTGGACTCCACCATCGTACTTAGATACACCCAACGCGCCAACTGGATTCAGACACAGATGGGTCAGGGTAGAAATTCTAGGATACGTCGACACTAAGAACATTCAAGGCAGATTAAGATCTGGTTATGAATTAGTAAGAGCCGACCAATATCCAGAGGAGGACTTCCCAGTAATATCAGATGGCAAGTATGCCGGGGTGATCGGGCACGGAGGCCTTGTGCTGACAAGGGTACCTGAAGAAATCGCGCGTCAACGATCTAAATATTTTAGTAAATTAGGTCAAGATCAAATGGACGCAGTAGATAACGATTTAATGAAGGAGCAGCATAAGAGTATGCCGATCAATATTGATCGACAGTCTCGTACAACCTTCGGTGGTAGGAAACGTTAATTTTTAACAATTCAACCAACGAAATTTATATAAACCGTAAATAGCGAGAGCTATTTACAAGGAGAACTAACATGGCAAATCAAGACGCTCCATTTGGCTTTAGAGCAATTGGCGGAATGGGATCTAGCTATGAAACACAAGGTACATCACAGTATCAAATCGCAGATAATTCAACATCAGCGATTTTCCAAGGCGACCTTTGTATGTGGGGTAACAGCGCTTCAAGCGCAACCGATGCAAACAGTGTTGCTGTCGCAGTAGGATTTATTTCAGTATCCGCTGTAACGGAAGATACTTTGAATATTGGTGTTTTCAATGGCTGTTTCTATAACGATCCAACCACGCTTAAACCAACATGGAAAAACTATTACCCTGGTGCAGTTAATGTTGCATCTGGGCAAACAATAGACGCGTTTGTATTTGATAACCCTCAACAATTGTATGAGGTACAGGCCTCTGGTAGTTTGGCTCAAACCGACTGTGGTAATTTGATAGATACAAATACTTATGTCGCTGGGTCTACTATTAATGGTCAGTCCAAAGAAGAACTTGCCGGAACAGTTACAGGTAGTGGAGCAACTGCGCAATGGAGATTAATCCGTGGCTCAAATGATCCAAGTAACAACGACAAGAGTTCTGCGAACAGCAACTGGGTAGTTAGATTGAATGAATCAGTTTACTACAACGGTGCGGTTCTAACATAATAGGAGCATAGACAATGGCAATATCACGTAATCAGCTAGTTAAAGAACTAGAACCAGGTCTAAATGCACTATTTGGACTTGAATACAAACAATACGAAAATCAGTCGGCGGAAATATACACGACTGAATCATCTGACAGAGCTTTTGAAGAAGAAGTTATGTTGTCAGGTTTCGCAAATGCATCAGTTAAACCAGAAGGATCTGGGGTAACTTATGACGATGCGCAAGAAACTTTCACAGCAAGATATACGAACGAGACAATTGCTCTCGCTTTCGCAATCACTGAGGAAGCTATTGAAGATAACCTGTATGACAAACTTGCTTCTCGTTATACAAAAGCACTAGCAAGATCGATGGCAAACACTAAACAAGTGAAATCTGTTTATCCTTTAATTCAAGGTTTACCGACTACGGATAACTTTGATTCAGGTGACGCAGTTTCATTATTTAGTACATCTCACCCTACGATAGCGGGAGTATTTTCTAATACACTTGCTACTCAAGCGGACTTAAACGAAACATCGTTAGAGCAAGCGTTAATTGATATCGCTGCAATGACTGACGAACGTGGTTTAAAAATCGCTGCTAAAGGTGTGAAGATGATTATTCCATCTGCTGGTCAGTTCACTGCTGAGAGATTGATGAAATCTCAAGGTAGAACAGCAACTGCTGATAATGATATCAATGCAATCAAATCTATGGGAATGATTCCTCAAGGTTATAGAGTGAATAACTACCTAACAGATACAGATGCTTGGTATATAGTTACAGATGTACCTAATGGTATGAAGCACTTCGATAGAGCCCCTCTTACAACTAAGATGGAAGGCGATTTCGATACTGGCAACGTTAGATACAAAGCTAGAGCAAGATACGTTTTTGGCGTATCAGACCCTAGAGGTATCTTCGGTGTCGAAGGTGCGTAATACTACGTAAAAAAAATTAATGGGGCGGCCTCAAAACCGCCCCATTTTGACTATAAAGACAGAAATTCACTATGAAAAACTTCCGAATACAGATTCGATACCATGGCTATTATGCTGACTTCACTATTAAAGCTGAAGATACAGCTAAAGCTATTGAAAATTCTATCCTTGACAAACTGGGAAAAAATGAGGTAAAGTTCGAGTCTGATGGATTTACGAGGAAAGATCGTAAATGGATAACCTATGAGGAGGTTAGTAATGACCGAAGACCTATACACTACGAAACGGTCCTTGGAACTCGAGTGGCAACAGGAGCACCTGAAGTCAGGGAAGCATAATATCCGAATGATAGAAATCAATAGAAAAATTCAGGATATTATTAAAGAGATAGTTGCTCGAGAATTTGAAGAAGCTACTCGTGAGACAAAAATAGTTGAGTCCAAGCCCGAAGTTTCGATAGCCACTTAAGCGCTATCAAAAATCAATTTTTTACCACAGGATACCTTGCGCTATACGCAAATCTGCGTTATAGATTAATTACTATACAATTATTTAATGAATCTAGACGAGTATAGTCGACGACCTAGAGACTAGATTCGCAAACTAGGAGGATTATAATTATGGGTACAACTACATTTTCCGGACCAGTAAAAGCCGGAACAATTAGAGAAGGAGCATCAGCTAATGTTGGTACATTAGTATGCGCTCAATCAGCAGCGATTACTGAACTTGCTGCTAATACAGCTACTTCTATTGTTATTCCAGCAAACAGCCAAATCATAAATTTTTATGTTTTGATACAAACTGCTTGGGATGGTGGGACTAATACACTTGATATTGGAACATCTTCAGATGCTGATCTGTATTGTGATGGTTTACCAGCTACAGTTGTGGGAAATCACAGAGTAACTGCAGCCTATACTGGAACAGAAGCAAGTTGGAAAGACATTGGTACATCTGATGTTACTATCTATGTT